ATCGGTTCCTCGCGCCGTTCTACGGCAGTGGATCGGGGCTGACGGGCCGGTCCATGGATCGCCCGATCGGCACCCTGACCACGAAGGCCCGCTACGCCCTGGTCGACGGCGACCGGATGCGGATGCTGACCAAGGCCGAGACGATCCACTTCGGCGGCTTCCCGGCGGACTACCGACTGCCCGACAGCATGGCCCTGGTGAACCACTTGATCGGCAACGCCGTTCCGCCCGCGATCCCCGCGTGGTTCATCGGCGAGATCCGCCGATGCGCGTGAGGTGAACATGCCCCGCCACCCGTCGCCGCAAGCGGTGGCCGCCTTGGATCTGCCGCCCGACTGGCGGCTACGCATCGGATCCGCGATCCGATCCCGCCGCAGATCCATCGGCTGGACTCGCGATCGCCTGGCCGCCGCCGCCGGCTACAGCCGCAACCACGTCACCAAGATCGAACGCGGCGAAGGATCTCTGGACGCCCTGGTGATCGTCTGCGCCGCCATGGGGATCTCGCCCGCCACTCCTATCAGATCCGCATTCGCGCGCAATAAGTATTGACGGCGCGTGACGGCGGGTGTAGATCTGCCCTCGTGGTCAGCGAGGATCTGACCCGGGAGGATCCAATGGCTACCCGCACGATCGCTTACCTTCGAGTCTCGACCGTTTCACAGGCGGATCACGGCGTCAGCCTGGAAGCCCAGCGCGCGAGGCTCGAGGCCTATGCGGCTCTGTACGATCTGGATCTCGTGGCGGTGGAAGTGGACGCCGGGCTGTCGGCCTGCAAGCTGGATCGCCCCGGGCTGCAGCGGGCGCTGGCCGCGCTGAAGGCCGGCACCGCCGACGCGATCCTTGTGGTCAAGTTGGACCGGCTGACCCGCAGCGTGCGGGATCTCGGCGATCTCGTGGATCGCTACTTCGCTTCGGGCAAGTGGGCGCTGCTGTCGGTTGGCGAGCAGATCGACACGCGATCGGCGGCGGGCCGGCTGGTGCTGAACGTGCTCGCCAGCGTGGCGCAGTGGGAGCGGGAGGCGACGGGCGAACGCACGTCGGCGGCGCTGCAGCACAAGGCCGCGAACGGGGAGTACACCGGCGGGCGTGTGCCGTTCGGCTTCAAGCTGGGCCCGGACGGCGTGTTGCTGGCGGTGGATCCGACGGAAACCCAGATCCGCGAGATCGCCCGGATGTCCCGGCGCGGCGGCATGAGCCTGCGGCAGATCGCGGTGGATCTGTTCGACCGCGGCTGCAGATCGCGAACCGGCAAGCGGTTCGACGCCAAGCAGATCGCCCGGATGGTCGCGTGAAGGATCCGTGGTACGGTGAAGGTCAAGAAGCCGCGCAATGCGGCGTGAGGGATCCCGATGACCGGCTTGCTGTTGTGCCTGGCCCTGCTGACCGATCCGGGGCTGCCGTCCGACGCGAAGATCCGCGGGTGCGGCTTTGCGTGGCCGGTGGCTGAAGCCGCGGAGATCTACCCCTTGCCGCCCGACGTATTGCTGGCACAGGGGCAGATCGAAAGCGGCTGGAAGCCATGGCTGGTAGGCGGATCCGGAGAACGCGGAGCGTGGCAGTGCTTGCCGCGGTACAGCGCGCTTTCGGGCGCCCAGCTGGCCCGGCCGGTCCCGGGCATGTGGGAAGGCGCTCGCCACCTGGCCTACCGGCTGCGGGAGTCGGGCGATCTGCGGCTAGCCCTAGCGGCCTATAACGCCGGGCCGGCGGTGTACGATCCCGCGTGCGACACGAAGAAGTGCAAGCGCGGGCGGGACTACGCCGTCAAGGTGCTGGCGCTGGCTGCCCGGTGGCGCTGATCCGCCTGCCGCGCGTAGGATCCCGCCGCGAGGTGAAGCGATGTCCAGGTTCAACGGATCGGCTGAAGGCGCGCAGTTCAAGGGAAAGTTCGTCCCGGGCGATCCGGTGGTGGTGACCGTTGATCCGCCGGCGCACTGGATCCCCAGGCCGCGCGGAGTGATCTGGAAGGCGGTGCCGACGCGGGCTGGCTACATCGTCCGCTACCCGACCGGCGCCCTGATCGGCTGGCCGGAAGACGATCTGCGGCTGGCGTTCGGCGGATGGCTGCGGCGGATCTGGCGCGGGCGGGTGCGGCGGGTGCAGCGATGACGCGCATGCGCTTCCGGACCGACCGGCCCCTTGCCGCCGAAGCGGCAGGCTTGCTGGCCGCTGGGCTGCCCTTGCCGCCCAACCTCGCCTACATGGTGCGCGAAGGCGTCGTCGATCCGGCCAGCGTGCCGCCCGCTGAACCGGGCGACACGTGGCTGATCCGCTGGCACGCGCCGGACGGCAACGGGCCGGTGGCCGGCTACGCGATCCGCTGCCCGAAGTGCCGGCAAGTGCACCATTGGACGTCGGCGACGAACTGCCGCCCGTGCCCGCACCAGGGCACGGGATCTTGCTGGACGTGGATCGGCGATCCCGCCGCGAACACGTTGACCGCCCGCCCGTCGCTCTACGCCAGCCACGCGTGTGGCTGGCATGGCTTCCTGACGAACGGCGTCCTGTCCAGTTGCTGATCCGCGATCCGGCCCTGGCGCGTAGGATCTCCGGTGAACGGCTACTGCGCCTGTGGAGGGAACGACGATGCTGATCCGGGTCAACGTGAACGATCTGCGGGCTGCGGTGCACGTGGCGGCGGTGTGCGGCAAGGGCCGGACGTCGAACGAGATCGCCTCCCGCGTGCTGATCTCCGCACACAACGGCAAGTGCACGATCGAAGCCACGGATCACGAGACGTGGATGCAGATCGCGGTTGCCGGCGCCGACGTCGAAGAAGACGGCGACGCCCTGCCGATCGGCAAGTTCCTCGATCGCGTGCTGGGCGTGCATCCCGACGACGCGATCGCGGTGCTGCAGACGGGCGGCGGCGACAAGATGGATCCGCTGCAGCTGACCGTTTCGGTCGGCCGCAGCCGCGTGCGCCTGCACTGTCTGCCGGCTGAGGAATGGCCGACGGAGAAGCCCGCCGACGCCTTCAAGACCGAAGTGGATCTGCCCGCCGACGAGTTGCTGGCGCTGATCCAGTCGGTGCAGTACGCCACGGCCCGCGTCCGCGGCGACAAGCCCGCCCTGGAAGGCGTCAACCTGCTGTTCACTCCGATCGCCGGTGAGCAGGCGATCGAAGCCAGCGCGACCGACGGCTTCCGCATGGCCCGCAACAAGGCCGTGCTGCCGGCGTACCTGCCGATCGAAGCGGAAGCGACGATCCCCGGCGCCTTGCTGCGGCGGCTGACGCCCGCGATCACGGCGGCAGGCCGGATCCGGATCGCGACCGACGAAGCCAGGATCCGCCTGACGATCGATGACGACACGGTGATCACGTCGCCGCTGATGATCGACGCCTACCCGGACTTCACGAAGGTGCTGGGGAAGCGCGGCGGCAAGCCGACGATCGAAGTTGCGGCGACGTTCACGGGGGCACGGGCAGAGATCCTGGCCGCGCTGGACTCGCTGGCGATCGTGACCGGCGCCCGCACGCCGCTGGCGATCAAGGCCGGCGGCAAGACGCTGAAGCTGCACGCGGCGGCTGAAGGCAGCTCCGCGGGGCTGATGCAGATCGACGGCGAGGTGGCGGTGCGCGACGCGGGCGGGCTGAAGCCCGTTGGCGTGCCGATCCACCAGCTGCACGACGCAGTGAAGGCTGCCGGCCCCGAAGTCGAGATCGTGATCCCGGTGATGCCCGGAGGGCAGACGGTCGAGATCAACACGGTCGGCGTGCCGGGTCACCGGCAGGCGATCGCGCTGGCGTCGCTGAACAAGCCCCTGCCCGCCGATCGGCTGCCGCCCGAAGTCGACGACGACGGGGAGTAGGCAGCGATGGCCCGGCCGGACACAACAAGCCCGCGGGTACTGCAAGCGCTGGCGCGTGGCGACGCGCTGACGATCACGCAGATCCGCGATCGGACGGGCCTGCCGTGGGCGACGGTGGACGCGGCCTTGCACCGGCTCCAGGATCGCGGCGAGGTGGCCCGGTCGCGGGAAGTCGGGATCACGGTCAGCCAGGCCGTGGGGAACGCGAATGTTTGGCGGCTGGCGACGCCGCCCAAGGAGACCGCCCGATGACCGACAAGCCCAAGGCACTACCGGATCCCGTCCCGACGCCCGAAGAACTGGCGGCCCAGCGTGCCGAGAAGGTGGCGTCGATCCGGGCGATGTTGCGCACGTCGATCCCGACGCGGATCGAAGTGCTCAAGCGCCAGCCGTTCGACGCGGTGATCGCCCGGCACGAACGGGCCAACCGCACGATGCAGCAGATCATGGCCGCCGGGATGGTCGGGAAGTCCAAGCGGCAGACGGGCGAAGCCTTCCTGGCCTTCATCGACGCGATCGCGACGTGCGCGTTCGCCAGCGAAGGCGTGACGATCCTGGATGACCACTACCAGGACGTGCACCCCGAAGTTGCAGCGGCCAAGAAGCAAGGCCGCGTGCTGTCGTTCGAAGCCCTGACGGGCTTCCTGGGCGCGCTGACGGGCAGCAAGTTCCGCCAGCCCGCGCCGCCCGTGATCGTGACCGGCACGCCGCCCGAGCTGCGGGAGGACGTGGCGGAAGACGTGATCGCACGCCGCCGGGCGAAGTTCGGGACGGAGGGTTGATCATGCCGGCGACCGCGGTGCAGGTGATCCGATCGCAGATCCTGGATGGGTTGCGGGCCAGCGGCTGGGGGCCGACGGCTGACTTGCTGGCGAACGCGGATCCCGATCTGGCCGCGCGGATCGCCGAGACGCTGGCCGGAATGCGGGATCCGCCACGGCAGAACTTCGACCGCCAGCGGGATCTGCTGCGCCGCTTTGCTGCGGCGAGGTGACGATGCAATGCCCCGAGCCCCGAGCCCCGAGCCCCGAGCCCCGAGCCCCTGTCCGGCACCGCCGACGTGGCGGATCGACGTCGGCGATAGCCGCGATCTGCTGCGGGAGATCCCCAGCGAAAGCGTGCACTGCTGCGTCACCAGCCCGCCGTACTGGCTCCAGCGCGACTACGGCTGCGACGGTCAGGTCGGGCGTGAAGCCTCCCCGGCGGCGTTCGTTGACGAACTGGGGGCGATCTTCCGCGAGGTGCGCCGCACCCTACGTCCGGACGGCGTGCTGTGGCTGAACTTGGGCGACGGGTACGCTGCCACGGGCAAGACCGGCGGCGGATCTCAAGGGGATCGGTGGGCTGAAGCTGGCGGCGCTGCGACCGTCGGCAAGGGATCGTGGCAACCTGCCCCGGAAGGCCTGAAGCCCAAGGACTTGATCGGGATCCCATGGGAAGTGGCGTTCGCGCTACGCCGGGACGGCTGGTGGCTTCGGTCGGGCGTCGTGTGGCACAAGCCCAACGCCATGCCCGAGAGCGTGACCGACCGCCCGACTCAGGCTCACGAGTTCGTGTTCCTGCTGGCGAAGTCCGAGATCTACCACTATGACGCAGCCGCGATCGCTGAACCGGCGTCGGCCGTTTCGGAGGCCCGTCTTGGCCGGCAGGATTTGCGGCTGAAGGCCGGGCTGGCAGACGCCTACAGTGGCAACCCGCCGTTCCGCCCTCGCAAGACCGACAAGCAACGCGGGCACTCGCGCCGGCATGACGGCTTCAACGATTACTGGGACGCCCTATCTCGTGAGGATCAGTGCAGCGGCACGCGCAACGCCCGATCGGTCTGGACGATCGCGCCTGCGCAGTTCCACGAGTCGCACTTCGCGACCATGCCGATCGAACTCGCCCGCCGCTGCGTGCTGTCCGGCTGCCCCGCGGGCGGCACAATCCTGGATCCGTTTGCCGGCGCCGGCACGACAGGCGTTGCCGCCGTTGCCGCCGGGCGATCGTTCATCGGGATCGAGTTGAACCCGGCCTACGCCGACATGGGCCGACGGCGGATCACCGAAGCGGCCCGGCAGGGTCTGCTGTTCGCGCCTTAGCCCGTAACCCCTTGCACGTGCATCGTGTCCGGGTTGCCCCAGTCGTAGCCGCAGGACCACCCGGCGATCCGGAAGACCGCGACGAAGATCGGATGCTGGACCATGGGCGCCGACGGCTTGTTGCCCCAGCCGTTCAGCTGCGGATCGAAGTCGAACGCCACCGCCCACGAGTGCTTGGACCAATCCGCCGACGCGGTGTTCGTCCCGCCGCGCATCTTGCGCACGTTCCAGACCTGGATCGACGCCGGGCTGTACCGCGAAGCCTTGATCGCGCGTTCGATCAGGAACTTGAACTCGTTGGCGATCTCGCGGTGCACGTTGTGCACCGTGCGGTATTGCTGCCGCACGTCGTCCCAGAACTGCACCTTGACGAGATTCGCCTTGGCCCACGCCGCCCGGGTCGCCAGCGGTCGCGGATCGCCGAAGCGGGCAACCTGTGCCTTGATCCCGTGAGCGATCGGCTTCCACGCCGGCTGGCAGATCCGCCGCACCTCGCGCCAGCTCGCCGGCCCGATCGCGCCGTCGGGCGTCAGCCCGTGCCGCTGCTGCCACTCGGCGATCTCCATCACACCCGCTTCGGCGAACGGATCCCCGCGGAAGTGCCACCACCCCACGGCCCGCAGGGCCTGGATGTTGATCTCGTTGCGCTTGTTGAACTCCGCTGCCTTGACCAGATCCATGATGTCCCTCCAAGAGGTAGTGCCTCGCCAACGCTACCACGCCCGCGGAAGCTGGGCTATTCTGGCGCCACGGCCTGCCCGGATCCCCGGGCCCCCAGATCTGGAGGACTGGCATGTCGACTGCGCTGGAAGCCCGAATCGAGGCGCTGGACGAAAAAGTCGGGGATGTCCGTCAAGATCTCGTGCGGGAGCGCAGCCGGGTGGATCAGATCGACGGGCGCATGGGCAAGGTCGAAGTCCAGATCGCCCGCACCGACACGACGATCAAGGTCTGGGGCAAGATCCTCCTGGTAGGCGTGCCGCTGCTGACCAGCTTGGGCGCCTGGGTGGTCATGCGGGTCACGACGATCGATCTGCCCGCCAAGGTCGCCAACGCGGCGATCCCATCGGCCAACGCTTCAACGCCTTCGATCGGGATCGCGAGGCCGCGCTGAGAGGTTCGCCATGGACTGGACCGAGATCATCGTCACGGCTGCCGGGGCGTCGCTGCCTGCCGGCCTCCTGACCGAGGCGGTCAAGATCGCGCTGCGCCGGTACGAAAGGCGCATGGGGCCGTGGTGGGATTGGTGTCTGCGAACGGTGTCGTCGGTCGCGGGATCGCTGACCATCCTTGCCGCGCTGGCCTTCGGGCTGCAGGTGACGGATCCCGCGATCGCCGTGTTCGCCGGCTTCGGCGGCGGGCTGTTCGCCACCGCCTTCCACGCCACGTTGCGCCGGCTGATCCGGACGTTGAACCCGACGCAGCCGCCCCCGCCCCCGCCCGAAGGGCCGCCCGGCGGGGATCCCGCGGGCTGGTAGGCGATCATGACTTGGACGTCCGCCTACCTGTTCATCCGGCAGATCCCCGGCTGGGTGTGGGGTCTCTTGATCATCGTCCTGCTGACGTGGGCGCTGTGGTCCGCCCGATCCACCGTCAACGCCCAGGCAGCTGAGATCGCCGTCTTGCGCACGTCTGCCGCTGCTGACCAGCGGGTGATCGCCAGCCTCGAGATCGCCCGCAAGGCCGAGTCCGCCGCCCGGCAGCAAGCCGACGCCGCTCTGGCCGTCGCGATGCAGGCTGCCGACGCAGCCCGCCGGCAAGCCGACGCCGCACTGGCCGCTGACCGGCGCGCGATCGAAGCCGAAGCCGAAGCGATCGATCGGGCCGCCGCGTCCGGGACGCAGGCGCTGGCCGATCAGGTCAACGCCATGTTCGGAGGCGACCCGTGAAGCTGGCTGCCGCGATCGTGATCCTTGCCACCGCCTGGCCGGCAACCGCTGCGGCGGATCTCTGCGACAAGGCGATCAAGGTCGAGGCCGGCGCGAAGGCCCCCTGCGAAGGCGTGCTGTGGCCGAACGCCGTCACCGCCAAAGTGCTGCGCTGCCCGGGCCAGCTGCGCACGTGCCAGGCCCAGGCCAAGCGGGACGCCGCCGTGGCGGCAGCCGATCAGGCCGAAGCAGCCGCTCGAGCGAAGCGGGATCTCGACGTGGCCCAGGCCGCCACCCAGGCCGCGGAAGCGCGGGCGGAGACGTGGCGCAAGCTGGCCGACGATCGCGGGCGCTTGCTGGATCTTCCGCAGCCGCCGCAGCCCAAGCCGCCTGCCCCCGCGTGGCACGATCGCCCGGCGGTCTGGTACGTCGGCGGGATCCTGACCGGCGCAGCCCTGGTGGCCGGCGCGTGGTACGTGAAGGGCAGGATCAGCCCTTGACCTTGAAGAAGACGAAGCCCGACGTCGGCTTGCCGCCGCGGGCCGCCTTGGCTGCCGCAGACAGCGTGCCGTAGACCACGCCGTTCATCCGCACCTTGCCGCCGTCCAGCACCTTGGCCTTGAACACCTCGCCGTGGTAGCGGCCCTGCAACGTGGTCCCCGGCGCCGGCAGGCGTGGATCCGCCGCGGACCGATCGGCGCGTCCGCCCCGGGCCGGCTTCGGTGCAGGCGCTGCCGCGGGCCGATCGCCTTCCGGAAACGAGATGTCCAGCCCGCCCTCGTGGACGACGATGCGGATCGCTTCGGCGACGCGTCCTTCGAACCGCAGCTGCGCACCCTTGAACTGCGCCGGGTCGACGTGGATCGATCGGACGTCGGGGGAGATCTTCGCCTTCCGTGCTGCCTGAGCCATGGGATCCTCCTGTGGTGTTGGTCAACGTGCGATCCGAACGATACTCGACCCGCCGCGACTGTCAATAGATATTGCGTACTTCCGCCCAAGCTTGCACGTGGACGCCGCGCGGATCCGCCGGTATCCTGCCCACATGAAGGTAGGGGATCCGATCAGACCCTCCGATCTCGCCACCGTCCACGTGGCGATCGTGCAGGGCAAGCTGGCAGACGAGATCGACGCGGACAACCGCTGGCCGTCGGGCCGGGCGGCCGAAGTGCACGCCGCGTTGCTGGCCGGCGAACAGACCCGCCAGGCGAACATGCGATCGCCGGATTGGTTCGCGGACTACACGCTGCGATCCCGATCGCACATGAAGGCCTTGGACGACGTGTACAACAAGGCCATGGGCGAAACCCCGAACCCGGCGGCTGCGGTCGCCGCGATCCGCGCCAAGCACGACATCCTCGACCGCACGATCGCCCGCGGGCAGGACTTGGGGCAGATCTCCAAACGTCCGCAGGAACACACGGTTCTTGTCGGCACCATGGACGACGCGGCCCTACAAGAGCTCGTGGTCCGGCGGCTGCGCGAACTGCAGGATCTGTCGACGTACCACGGCGGCAAGACGATCCTCGACATCACGCCCGAACCGGTGCGGCAGCCCGCGCTGACCATGGCCGATCGGGATCGCGTCATGGACGCCGAGATCGCCCCGACCGATCCGCCCCGGCCACCGCCACCCCTGCCGCCGTCAAGAGGGCAAGATCGGGCAGTTGTTGCGCCGCCCGCGCCGGCTGTAGCAGGATCGGCCCCGTACCGGCCGACCGTTGTTCGGCGCAAGGCGATCGCCCCGACCGCCCGTTGACCACGCTTCCACAGGAGATCCCGCAATCATGTCGAGCACCATGCACATCACCGGCGTCGTCATTGGGACGGGCGCCCTCCTCGAGGTCAAGGGCGACAAGTGCGGCTTCAAGCCGTCGGCCGTCCGCATCGTCAACGTCACCGACGGATCCGTGCACGTGTGGCAGGACACGATGCCGGACGGCTACGTGTTCGAGGACAAGGGCGGGACGATGAACCTGCGCACGTCGGGCGGCATCATCCCCCTGGCCGACGGCTTCAGCATCGGCACCCAGGGCAACCTGAACGCCGCGTCGGACGTGCTGCACTACGAGGTCTGGGGCTGATCCGCGGCCCGCGATCCGATCGGAGACACGCATGGGGGCGCCGGCACGCAGCCGCAACCGTGGCAGCGTAGCTGGCGCCCCTTCGCCGTCCGCCCCCGCTACCAGCCCGATCCGCCAGCAATTGCTCGCCGCCCTGGAAGAAGCCGATCGCCAGCGGCGTGATCTGCTGCGCCGGCTGATCGTCGAACAGGGCCGCTTCGACATCCTCGCCACCGAGATCTTCGGGCTGCTGATGGCACCGCACCACCTGCGGATGCTGCAGCACCAGGCCCGCTACCCCGACGCCAACATGCAGCTGGCCTTTCGAGGGGCCGGAAAGTCGACCCTGAGCACGATCGTCTATGCGATCGGGCTGTTGTGCCAGGATCACGATCTGCGGATCCTCGTGGCGTCCCGGTCGGGAGAGAACGCGTCGGACATGCTCAAGGAGATGAAGGGGCTGATCGAGCTGCCCGCCTTCGTCGAGGTGTTCGGCAACTGGGTGTCCAACCAGTGGGACGACGGCGGCTTCAACATCGCTCCCAAGAAGCGCGTCACCAAGGAGCACAGCGTCACCGCAGTCGGCATCGAAGGCGCCGTCGTCAGCAAGCACTACGACGTGATCCTGTGCGACGATCTCGTAGACGAAAAGAACGCGGCGACCCCGACGGTCCGCAGCAAGACGCACACGTTCTTCTACAAGACGCTGATGCCGACGCTCGAGCCCAATGGCCTGCTGTCGGTGCGCGGCACCCGCTACCACCCGGACGATCTCTACGGCCACCTGCTGAAGTCCGAAATGGCCGGCGGGCGCACGCTGATCATCCCGGCCTTGATCGGCAACGCGGCCGACGGCTGGCGATCGCAGTGGCCGGAGAAGTGGCCCGTCGAGAAGCTGCTGAAGCTGCGTACCCGCATGGGCACGATCCTCTTCGATACTCAATACCAATGCGATGCCGAGGGCATGCGCGGCGAGATCTTCGATCTCGACGACTGCCAGCTGATCGACGCGTCGGAAGTGCCGGCCGATTTGCCCAGGTTCATCGGCGTGGATCTCGCGATCAGCGAGAAGCAGCGGGCGCACTACTTCGCGATGGTCGAGTTCGCCTGGGACTCGAAGCGGGACTACTACTACTTCACGAACGCCTTCGAGGGCCGCCTGAAGTTCCACCTGCAGCGGGACAAGATCATCCGCTGGTGCTGCGGCGGCGACGGTGCGGATCCGGAAACAGCGGAAGTGGAAGTCGAGCGGTGCGCGATCGAGGTCAACGCCTACCAGGACGGGCAGTTCCAGGAGGTCAAGCGCAAGCGCCCGGATCTCCCGATCGTTCGGATCCAGACGGAGACGGACAAGCGAGTGCGCGCCTGGAAGCTGCAGCCGAAGTTCCAGGACAAGCGCATGTTCTTCGTCCGCAACCCGCACGTCATGCGCCTGATCGAAGTGCTGGTGAAGATGCCCGCCGAACCTGATGATCTCTTCGACGCCATGGATCATGGGGTCCGGGGGACGCGCGTCCGCAACCGAGTGCCCCGTGAGGAGCCAGGCCTGATCTGATAGGCGGATCGCGATCCGCACAGTAGGATGCGCCCATGAGCACGCCGACTTCCGAAGCCCTGGATCAGTCCCTCGCCCAGCGCACCGGCGCCACCGTGCGGATCCTCAAACACCGCGCCGAGCCTGGCCTGTACTCCACCGCCCCCACGGCCCCGGTCAAGAAGGCGCGCAAGGACGCCCCCCGAGAGGGCAGCAAGGCGCTGTCCAGCGATCCGTGGCAGGGCATCGAAACCAAGATCGTCATGCCGCCGCACGATCCCGCCACGCTCGCCGGGCTGATCGAACTGTCGCCGGATCTGGCCGCAGCGATCGACGCCATGGTGACCAACGTCGACGGCTTCGGCTACGTGCTGCAGCCCCTGGTGAACCTGACCGACAACAAGGCCGAGAGCGACGCGATCAAGGCCGCGATGGCCGCCGAACATGCGGATCTGCAGAACTTTCTCGACGTCGCCGGGGACACCGACGACGTGACCGCGCTGCGCAAGAAGATCCGCACCGATCGGGAATCGATCGGCTACGCGTTGGTCGAGGTGATCCGCGACACGAAGGGCCGGATCCTGCACCTGCAGCACCTGCCCAGTCGGGAAATGCGCCTGGGCCGCGAGGATCCCGATCACACCCGCGTCACGGTCAAGCAGCTGCGGCGCAAGCCGGACGGCACCTGGGAGTATGTCGACCGCTACGCCTACCGCCGACTGCGGCAGTACGTGCAGGCCAAGCTGATCGACGGCGCGCGGGTGCGCTATTCGGGGCTGCACGACGACACGCCGACGCAAGCCGACAGCGGCGACACCGCGCAGGCGGTGCCGACGCTTTCTCCCTGGCGCGTGTGGTTCAGGTCGTTCGGCGATCCGCGCGTGATCGACAAGCGCACAGGCGACGTGGTGCCGGCCGACAAGGCGGCGAACTTCGACGGCAAGGGCAACCCGATGCCCGACGAGTTCAAGGCCAACGAGGTGCTGTACTTCCGCCGCTACAGCTCGCGATCGCCCTACGGGATCGTGCGGTGGATCTCGGCGCTCCTGCACGTGCTCGGCAACCGATCGGCGCAGGAGATCAACTACACCACCCTGACCAACAACAACATCCCGTCCATGGTGATCACGGCCAGCAAGGGCCGCCTGACCGAAGGATCGATCTCTCGGGTCAAGCAGTTCACCGAGACGCACATCCAAGGCACGCAGAACTTCTCCACCTTCCTGATCCTCGAGGGCGAGTCGGGCCTGGAAAGCGACGAATCGGCGCAGACGGTGATCGAGGTCAAGCCGCTGACCGCCAACCAGCACACCGACGCGCTGTTCGTGAACTACACCGAGTTCACAGGATCGGAGATCCGCAAGACGTTCCGGATCCCGTCGCTGTTCTTGGGCGGCATGAAGGAGATCAACCGGGCCGCCGCCGAAGAAGTCCGCCGGCTGACCGACGAGCAGGTGTTCGCGCCGGAACGCGACGAGTTCGATCGCGAGTTCAACTCGACGGTGCTGGCCGATCTCGGCTTCCAGTTCTGGCGGTACGTCAGCCGCACGCCGAACGTGACCGACAACAAGGATCTCGTGGCGATGCTGGCCTCGGCCGAACGCACCGGCGGCATCACGCCGCGGATCGCTCGCCGGATCGTGGTCGACGTGTTCCCGAGCGCTGCCGACGCGCCGGAGATCAGCAAGGATCTGCACGGCTTCGATCCCGACGTGCCGTTCAGCATCCAGGTCGCCGAGCGGATCAAGAACATGGCCGGCGGCAGCGAGATCAACAACCAGGTGGCGCCGGTCATGCCCGCCGCCAACCCAGCCGACGTGACCAAGAACGAGGACGATCTCGTGGCCCGGCTGTTCAAGATCGGCGATCGGGCCCGGGGCGAGCTCGCCCGCATGGTGCCGGAAATGGCCGGCGCGCTGGCGACCCACGACGACGGCGACGGGGAGTAGCCGATGGGCGAAGCCCTGGACAAAGCGCTGGAGTACGCGGGCGCCATGGCCGCGATCGCCAAGGCAGCCGGCGTGCCTGAGCTGATCGAGATCCTGGATCTCGAGTTAGATCTGCGCGACGCCTTGATCGCCACCCACGCCGCGGCAAGCGAAGCGGCGATCGCGCGGGCCGTGGCGATGGCTTCAGGCGCGGAATCGGGGCAGGCGATCGCCGAAGCTGTCGGGCCGATCTACACCAGGATCATGCTGGCCGGATCAAAGGCCGCGATCCCCGCCGCGGTGGATCCGATCTACCGCGCGGCGAAAGAAATGGCCTGGCGCCGGGCCCGCGGGAAGTCCGCGCCGCTGGATCCGGTGGACCGCCCGGAGATCCCCAACGTCGCCAAGGCGGCCAAGGGCAGCAAGGTCGTCAGCGTCCGGCCAGCCTTCGACGTGGTGGACGACGACGCGATCGAAGCGGTCAGCCGGCTGCAGCTGCACTGGGTGGGGGACTACTGGGACGACACGTTGCAGGCCCGCGTCGCCCAGGTGGCGCAGACGACGATCGAATCGGGCCAGAGCGGATCCGATCTGGCCGGCGAGTTGGCGACGGTGCTGCGCCGCGAGCTGGATCTGGACGCGGACAAGCCGTTCCGCCCGAACGTGTACGAAGTGCCGGCGGGCTGGCAGGGCAGCAGCACGGTCTACTGGGAAGGGCTGGCGTCGAACGCCATGACGACGGCGCGCGTGGCCGGCAGCGTCACGGCGATGCGGCAGATCCGCGTGACGCGATTCGAGGTCCGCGAGGTCGGCGACGAACGCACGTGCACCCGCTGTTCGTTGCTGGACGGCAAGATCTTCACCGTGCAGCAGGCCGGCAAGCAGTTGGACGATCTGTTGGCCGCCGACAGCAAGGACGCCGTGAAGGCGGTGGCGCCCTGGCTCAGCGCGAAGGAACTGGGCGAGTTGACCGCCGGGCCCGGGCACGTCAGCGACGCCGACAGCGCGGCTCTCGCTGCCGCGGGCGTGTGTCTCCCGCCCTACCACTATCTCTGCCGCGGGACGATCGATGTCTCCGAGGACGCCGAACTTGAAGGCGGCGAAGAAGAGGCTTGATCGGCGAAAGTTGATCCCGTTCGGATCCGCAGCCTACGCTGTGACCGAACGAGGGACGCATGGATCTGGCGACACAGCAGGGCGGCGAGGGGGCGGGCGCGGTGGACATCCGCAAGGCCTGCGTCGTCCCGATCTTCAAGGCCGAGGAAGCGGGCGATCAACGCCTGGTGACCGGCCCCGTCCTGATCCCCGACGTGGCCGACGCCCAGGGCGACGTGATCACGTCCGACGAGATCCAGAAGACCGCCCACGCATTCCTGATCGAGTACAACGAAGCGACGCAGATCGCCTACATGCACAAGGACAAGACCCGGCCGCTGGCCCTGGTCGAGTCCTGGATCGCGCCGATCGACTTCGAGCTGAACGGGAGGTCCGTCGTCAAGGGGACATGGATCGTCACCGTCAAAGTTCTTGACGACGAAACTTGGGCCGCCGTAAAGCGGGGCGAGATCCGAGGGTTCAGCATCGGTGGCACCGGTGTTCGGATCCCGGTGAGCGAGACCGCCGATGCCTGAAGCGAAGAACCATCTGCGGGATCTGAAGGGCAAGGAGATCTCGCTTGTCGACAACCCCGCGATCGTTGAGGAGTTCATCGTGACCAAGCGCAACGAAACCGTCGTCGAGCCCGTGCAGAAGGACGCCGAAGGCGCCCCCGCCGACGGTACGCCCGTCGTGACCGCGAAGGCCGAGGGCGGCGCGGAGACCGGTGGCGGCGTGCCGATGCCGGTGCATCAGGCGCTGATCGACGAGACGGTCACGGCGATCACCGCCGGGCTGCAGAAGCTCGTGGCCGATCTGTCCAACGGCATGGACTCCGACGCCTGCCGCGAGCGCATGTGGGCGATCCAGGATCTCATGTGGGATCTGTGCCGCAACGCCGCCGCGATGAACGTGGCGAAGTCGGCCGACGGCGTGGCGGCGACCGCCAAGACGCTGGACACGATCCAGAAGGCCCGCGAGGCCATGAAGGTCGAGAAGTCCGCGGACGGCGAGAAGCCCGTGGGCATGAAGAAGTTCACCAAGGCCCGCGTGCAGAAGCTGGCCGACGGCCTGGCCGCGATCCACGAGGTGCTGTCCGAAGTGGCGCCGGCCGACGTCGCCAAGGCGCTGTCGACCGACGAGGCCGAAGCTGCCGCCGCCGAAACCGCCCCCGTCGAGAAGCGCGATCCGCCCGCGGATCCCGCGGCGGATCAGCTGCGGGTGGATCTGCAGAAGGCGATCGACGCCACCACGGCGGCCAACGCTGCCGCGGCTGCCGCGAAGGCCGACGCCGACGCCGCCAAGGCGGAAGTGGCCGAGGTCACCAAGCGGATCGAAGCGCTCGAGCGCACCGGCGTGTCGAAGTCCGCGGGCGGCGACGCCCAGCCGGATCCGGTGAAGAAGAACATCTGGGCCGGCACGATCTGACCGAGAGACGGAACCCTGTCGGGCGCGAGCCCACCACGTGAGAGAGGAGACCGAAGATGGCGATGACCAATGCGGAGTTGATCGCGAAGGCGCAGATCACCACCGAGGCGCTGGCGGTGGCGGGCCGGCTCAACCCGGAGCAGGCCGACAAGTTCCTGGACTACGTGGTGGATCAGTCCGTGCTGAAGAACCTCGGCCGGGTGATCCGCGTCAAGGATCGGTGGGAGGCCGACAAGATCGGCGTCGGCCGGCGCAACGCGGTCCCGGCGAGCGAGGCCAAGGATCCCAAGCTGCGCCGCGGCGTGACCACGGCGAAGATCGAGCTGCAGCCCCGCAAGATCATGGTGCCGTTCGAGATCAGCGACGACTTCCGCGACATCAACGTGGAAGGCGACAACGTCGAAGAGCACGTGATCCAGATGATGGGCAAGGCGGTCGCCAACGACCTCGAGGAGCTGTACGTCAACGGCGACTCGCTGGGCCCGGCCACGCTGGAAAGCGATCTGTTCGACGAGGGCGACGACACCCGCTACGTCAAGGACACGTACCTGGCGCTGATGGACGGTCTGCTGAAGAAGGCCCGCGCCGCCAACGTCTACGACGCGGCCGGGGCCAACATCGGCGCGTCGGTGTTCAGCGGCATGATCCGCAAGATGCCGACCAAGTTCCGCCGCAACCGCGGCATGCTGCGCTGGCTCGCGTCGCCCGACCTCTGGCAGCTCTGGCTCGAGCGCGTCTCGACGCGATCCACCTCGGCCGGCGACGCCGCCCTGAATGGCCTGGCCGTCAGCCCGTTCGGTATCCCGCCGATCGAAGTCCCGCTGATGCCGCACACGCCGCCCGTCACCCAGCACCTGACGCTGGTGAACGCCGCCGACGTCAAGACCCTGTTGTTCGCCCCGATCGAGTCCGGAAGCGAAGTCGTCACGCTGTCCACCCTCGGCAACACGCCGACCACCAAGCTGATCAAGGACACGGACTACGAGATCAACTACGCGACGGGCGCCTTCAACAAGAAGGGCGGCGGCGCGATCTCCGACGGCGCGACGGTCAAGATCACCTACGTCGCCAACCCGCAGCTGATCCTCACCCACCCGCAGAACATCATCATCGGCATCGGTGCCCGCGACATCCAGATCGAGAAGGATCGCGACATCTTCCGGCAGATGAACCAGTACGCGATCACCGTGAAGGTCGCGATCGAGCTCGAAGAGCTGACCGCCTGCGTGCTGGGCAAGAACATCGGCACGGGCGTCTAGCCCGCGCCGTGAGCGCATGAACCGGGAGGGGCCGGTGGTGGCGGTTCGCTGCCATCGGCCCTTCGCGCAGAAGGACCTCGCGATGCCGACGATCCAGATCCAGACGCCGCACCCGATCGACTTCGAGGCCTTCCCGCAAGGGTGCCCGCGGTCGCTGCGGGGGGCGCTGCGGCTGATGCCTGGCGACACCCGAGAGATCACGGCCGGCGAACTGGCTGCGTTGCAGCTGGCCGGCGTACAGCTGCGGGTCCTTGCCGCCCCAGCCGATCCGCCGGTGCAGGCCCTACCCCTGCCGGCGGATCAGGACGAAACACCGCGAGCGCCGTCGCAGGCGCGGAAGAAGCCCCGCAAGGGCTAGGGAGACGACGATGGCCTTGACCGCGATCCAGAAGGAAAACATCCGCCGTTCGCTGGACGGCACCGGCGTCAACCTCGATCAGGCGTCCGCGCTGCTGACCTTGATCCTGGATTCGCTGCCGGCCGACATCGAGACGGCCCGGGCGGCGACCCCCGTGCTGGGGGTGACGGTCACCGCGCAGCCCGCTTCGCCGGAGGACGGGGACAAGTACATCCTCGGCGCTGCCGCGCCCTACACGGGCACCTCGTGGGCCACGTTCCTGCAGGGGCAGATCGCCGAGTACACGACGGCGCTCGGCTGGGTCGCTCGCACGCCGGGCGTGGGCGAGCTGTTCAGCTACACCGACGGCGCCAGCCCGCCGGCGACGCACCTCTACGTCGTGAAGGCCACCGGCGGCTTCGCCTATGAGACGCTGACCGATCTCTAGTCCTCGAGGTCGGTATGCACTACCGCGAAGCACTGCGGATCTTCGATCCGCCGATCCGCAAGATCCGGCTGGGCAAGGACAACGACGGCGGCTACGTCGTTTGCGATCTGAGCGAATACGACGTGTTCCTGTCGGCTGGTGTGTCCAACGACACGTCTTTCGAAGAAGCCGTCCTTGCCCGGCATCCCGGCCTTCGCTGCACCGCGTACGACGGGACGATCGCTGGACTGCCGCATCCCGTCGATCGGCTGAAGCTGATCAAGCGCAACATCGACGCGCACACGAACTGGCACGGCGATCTGGCCCGCTGCCGGGACGCCCTGGTCAAGATGGACATCGAAGGCGCGGAGTACGCCTGGCTGGCCGATCTGGACGCCAACCGCCGCAGCCACATCAAGCAGCTGGTGATCGAGTGGCACGACGTGCCGGACCACCTCGACGAGATCGCCCACATGGCGGAGACGCACTGGCTGGTGCACCTGCATGCCAACAACTGGGGCAAGGTCACCGCCGGCTGTCCGCAAGTCGTCGAAGCGACGTACATCCGGCGTGACCTGTGCGACGATCTGCCGGTGTCTGCGGATCCCGTTCCCGGCCCCCTGGATCAGCCCAACCGCGCCGACCGGCCCGACATCGGGATCCACTTCGCGCCGCGGACGATCGTCTGCCTGACCACGCACCCCGGACGCAACGGGACGGTTCAGCCGACGATCGACAGCCTGCACGCGCAGACCCGCAAGCCTGACGAGATCCGCCTGTACCACGGGCCAGGTTGCGAGGATCTGCCCACGGGCTGCACGCTGATCCCGACCCGCGACGTGGGGCCGCTGACCAAGCTGTCGGCCGCCGTCGATCCGGCGCTTGCAGAAGACGATCTGATCGTCACGGTCGACGACGACGTGATCTACCACCCGGGCTGCCTCGCCAAGCTGTGCGCGGTGGCCGAAGCTGCGCCAGACGAGGCGTGCGGGTTCGCCGGCTGGAACACCGGCACGCTCGTGGAAGGCAAGGGCTACACGTTCGTGCAGCCGCCGCACCTGTGCGACGTGATCGAAGGATTCGCTGGGGCAGCCTACCGCCGCGGGTTCTTCGGATCGGACGTGTTGGATTCGCCACCCGAGTTCCGCAACGTCGACGACGTGTGGATCTCAGGCTACCTGGCCCAGCGCGGCGTGCCGCGCCGGGTGATCGCCCGCAAGATGTGCACGCCGTGCGATGGCGGGACGGGCCTGCACTACGATCCGAACTTCGTGGCGACCAACCGCCGAGCGGCTGCGCTGGCCTTCGCTCCCCGGCGCGCCAAGCTGTCGATCTGCATCGCGTCGTTGCAGTCCCGATCGGCGGATCTGGCGGCCTTGCTGGCAGCCCTGCAGGCGCAGCCGCGGATCCGCGAAGTCGAGATCCTGATCTCGATCGACGAACGGCACGAAACGGTCTGCGACAAGCGCAACCGGCTGCTGCAGCAGGCGTCGGGCCGGTACATCTGCACGTTCGACGACGACGATCTGCCCAGCCCGCGCTACCTGGAAGCGATCCTGACCGCGATCGACAGCAATCCGGGCGTGGACGCGATCGTGTTCCGCGGCGTGTGCACACGCGACGACGGCGGGGCCCCGCCGCAGTTGTTCGACTATGCGATCGGGATCGACGGCGCCGTGCACCGCGACGGCGTGCTGTGGCGCACACCGTGCCACCTGACGCCGATCCGCGCCGACATCGCGAAGTCCGTGCCGTTCCCGGACGTACGCCACGGGGAGGACACCGCGCTTGTTGAGGCGATCGCCCCGCACATCCGCACCGCCGCTCGAGCCGGCGCGGAAGGCGAAGTGCTCTACCACTACCACCTCGACGCGCAAAAGGAGCAGAGGCCGGCCATGTCTACGGATCACAAAGCGATCTTCACCCGCCAGTACAGCGACGCGAGCGGCCCGGGCAGCCTGCCCGAGTTCACCGCGCCCTACCGCGCGTGGCTGGAAGCCTTCTGCCGCAAGCACAAGGTCAAGTCCGTCGTCGACATGCCCTGCGGGGACATGCAGATCGGCGGATCGGTGAAGTGGCCCAAGGGCTGCACGTACCTCGGCGTCGACATCATCGAAGATCGGATCAGCCGCAACCGCGAGGCCTTCCCGGATCTGCGGTTCGAGTGCGCCGATCTGACGGAATGGACGCCGCCGGACGCCGACCTGCTGATCGTGAAGGACTGCCTGCAGCACTGGCCGACCGCCGATGTGCTGCGGTGGCTGGATCGGCTGAAGACCGCCAAGTTCAAGTTCTGCCTCGTGACGAACTGCGCCTACGGCCCGACGCTGAACACCGACACGAAGGTCGGCGGCTGGCGCGCGCTGGATCTGTCGCAGCCGCCGTTCAGCGTGGGCGAAGTCGTCTACGAATGGGGCCCCGACAACCACCACAAGCGGGTGGTACTGCTGCGCGGCGCAGCCTGGCACGGCGATCGCGCGTTCGCGCCGCCGGAAGTGAGGCACGTCGTGGCGCCCGCGCCGGCGATCGCAACTGCCGCGCGTGACGCGCAGACGCTTACTCCGGCCCGCACGCCTGCCCCACCGCCGCCGCCCGTGCAGTCCGCGGGCCCCGTGCGGCACCAGCGGATCTTCCCGTGCCCGACGCACCGCTGATCCCCGATCCCGCTTGACGATCGTCTACCGCAAACACAAAGGCCCGACCCGGCGGGGGACCGGATCGGGCCTTCGGACGGCAGCGAGGGGGAACGCTGCGCGATCAGGCGTGCATGGTCAGCTCGCCGGGAGCCACGCGGATCTCGATCGCGGTCGGGGCGTTCGCCACCGCGTCGATCCGGAAGTACACCGGAACCTCGTGGACGTTGACCTCGAAGGCCTGGCCGTCGAGCAGCCCGGAAAGCTTCGTCAGGGCGCAGAACGTGTTCGTGTCCGCGTCGTACAAGAGCGGGATCAGATCGACGGTCGGCGCGACCCCGCCAGTGAAGCGCACGTAGCCCTTGACCGCGGCCGCGCCGTCGGTCCGCAGGATGTTCGCGCGGACGATCAGCGCGTGATCGGTCGAGTCCGCGACAACCGGCGTACCAGTCACCTTGCGGTGCTGCGAGAAGTTGCCGCGCGTGAGCATGTTGATCAGAGGCATCGGGGATCTCCAAAGTGGCGAGGGCTGGATCGCTGCTGTAGGATCGCGACCATGAGCACGCTGGTCAAGGATCTCGCGCCGCCGACCGACCTTGTGGCCCTGTTCACGCAGGTGGACGGCGTGCTGACCGACGCCTACAGCGTGCGCTTCCAGGTCTGGGACGCGTCAGCTGGCCTTCCGGGCACGCAGAAGCTGCCAGCCGCCGGTGGCTGGGTGACCGCAACCGCCGCCCCGTACAAGGCCCGCACGGGCGTCTACACGCTGATCGATCCGGCGACGGGCGCAGCCTGGATCCCGACGACGGCAATGGCTCGCGTGCACGTGCTGTGGGAAGTCGTGCAGGCCGAGGGCGACAGCGCTGCCTACGTGTCGCAGATCCACGAAGCGGTGACGTCGGCGGTGACGCCGATCGCACGGGCCGGCATCGCGACGATCCAGGACGTGAAGGACTACGGGCTGAGCAGCAGCTACGCGGATCGCAAGATCCACGAAGGGCTGCAGCAGGCCATGGCGATCGCCGAGCGCTACTGCGGCCAGCGGCTGCACCTGGTGCACGAACGCAAGACGATCCCCGGCACGTCAGCGCGCGTGCTCTTCCTGTCCGAACCGCTGTTCGGGCTGGCAGCGGCCACGCTGAACGAAGATCCGGGGACCACGGACACCACGAGCTTGCGGGTGATCGGATCCACCGGCCCGCAGCGCCACAACCCGTCGATCATGTACGCGTCCGGGCGATCGCGGGACATCTACAGCGGCGGCGGTGGCGGCGGATCGTTCAGCCACCGGGCGGTGCAGGTGTTGACCGGCGCGTGGGGCTTCGTCGAGGCCGAAACGCAGCAGGCCCCGCTGGCAGTGCAGACGGCGGTGGTGCGGCTGGCCTACCTGATGATCGCCCGCGGTGCAGGCGGCAAGGGGCTGGCGGCGGGCGGCACGCTGCGATCGGAAATGACCGACGGCCACATGATCACGTTTGGCGCTTCCGGGCGATCGGGCAGCCTCGCCGTGCTGCAGCAGGATCCGCAGGTGCGCGACGCGCTGGATCTGTACCGTGCGCCGATGGCGATGGGCGCTCCGGCGAACGACTGGTGACCTGAATGCCGCTGCCGAACCTGATCCACCCGGTCGAGATCGTGCTCTCCCGCAAGGACAATGCGGCGACGGTGTTCGATCCGCACGCTCGCGAGCCGGTGCGGGAAGTGGCGCGGCAAGCCGATCTGCGGATCGACGCCCAGGTCAGCTACAACCCCCGCGGGCCCGAGTACGATCAGATCGGCCCGGCCGAGAAGGTCACCGGGTACCTGCTGATGCTGCAAGAGGATCTGGCGGATCGGTCGTACATTCCCAAGCGGGGGGACCGGATCACGTCCGTGGAAGGTGAAGTCACGAGCTTGTGGATCACGCACGTGTTCAACGCCGGGCACTACCCCGGGCACGGCGCGACGATGCGCCGGGCCTACTTCACGGATCGACGGCCGGGGGCGAACCTCCCGGCGCAAGGGTGAGGATGATGCATTACCGCAATGGACGCGAGGCGCAGAACGGTGACAAGGTGGTCCGGCTGGAAGGCGGCAAGATCGTGGCCTTCGGCGTCCTGCACGGCGCCGTGCCGGGCAACGACTACTGCAACGGCAACATTGCCGTCGTGCAGACGGCGAACGAATACGCCTGCATGGTGGACTGCTTGCACGTCGACGATCTCGCCGATCTGCTGAAGACCGCTGGGCTGGACGATCGTCCGGCCGGCAAGTAGCTGCACGTCGACGGCGCAAGGGTGATCCGATGCCGACCGGCGTGAAGCTGTCCAAGAGCTGGCGCAACCTGTCCGCGGCGCTCAAGCCCGGCGCGTTCACCAAGAAGCTCGAGCGGGAAGTCGGCAAAGCGACGGCGCTGAACGGCATGCTGGTAGCCCGCGAAATGCGCACGGCGATCAAGGGCGGAGTCGCCCCGGCGAACGCTCCGCTGACGATCGACATTAAGGGCAGCACGAAGCCGCTGATCGACAAGGCGGATCTCTGGAAGGCGATCACGAGCGTCAAGGCGAACTGGAAAACCGGCTTCGCCGGGCTGTTGCGGGGCCGGAAAGGTGCCGACGGGCACCTGATCAACATCGGCGAGAAGCTGCACGAAGGCTTCACGATGCGCGTCACGCCGGCCATGCGCGGGCTGTTCCAGGCGTTGGCCCAAGCCTCACGATCTGGCGATCCGAAGCACCTGACGGGCCGGGCACAAGAACTGTGGGCGCGCACCAAGGGCAAGGTCGCCTGGGCGGCGCTCAAGCCCGAGACCACAGCGATCGTCGTGAAGGGCAGGCCCTGGATCAACATCGCGCTTGGGCAGCCCGGTCTGAAGGCCAAGCTGAAGAAGAACTGGGAAGACGCGGTGCAGCGGACGATCAGCCCCAAGGGAGCGTGACATGCGCACGATCAGCCGCTGGATCGAGTTCCCCTTCCACGATCGCCCGCTGTTGCAGCTGAGCGACCCGGCGAAGATCCGTGTGCACCCCACCGATCACGTCCTGCGGCTGCGCCCTAACGCGGCCGGCAAGTACCCGACCGACGCCAACCTCTACATCCGCGGGCCCGAGATCAACCCGACGGCGGTCCGCAGCTGGCGCGCGGTGCAGGTGTTCGCCGAGGAAGCTCGAGATCCCGAAGGCACGATCGTCGGCACGGTCCGCTACCGGTGCAACGACGGCACGACGGATCGCTGGTGGAACGGATCCGCTTGGGCCGCAGCCGCCGCCGGCCAGTGGAACACGCACGCCGATCTGCAGGCGCACTTGCCTACCTTCCCGGTCACCAGCCGCAAGCTGCGCCTGGTCTTCAACCTCAAGACCACCGACGCCAGCTACACCCCGACCGTCCGATCGGTGCAACTGCTGTTCGACGCTGACATTCTCAGCGATCTGGAAGAACTGATCTACCGATCGCTGATCGTGCAACTGGAAACGATCCGCGTCCCGGTGGAAGTCGTGCTGCCCTGGCCGGGCGGCACGACGGCGGATCTCGACGCGGTGTTGACGCAGGCCGAGCCGGTGCAGTTCGACGCGGTGACGGCGGTATTCGACCACACCGCGGATCCGACGCACCTGACCGATCTGCTGTCGGGCTACAACACCGCCTCGCACGTGGTGACGCTGACCGGCGCGGTCACCGCGGGGCACCAGGTGGTGATCCGCCTGGCCGCCCAGCCCGAAGTCGCCTACACGACGCACCCGGACTTCAACGAGATCTCGCGGCTGCCCGCGATCGCGATCGACAGCGTGACCGAGCAGTTCCGGGCGCAGTCGACGGTCAAGCAGTCCGCGGTCAACGTCGGCACGCTGGCGGCTCTTGTGGTCCCCGCCCCGCGCCAATCGGACTTCGTGATCGGCCTGCGGATGATCGCCAACCGCGGGCTGGATCTGGTGCGGCTGTCCGATGCTGTCAAGGCGTGGATCGCTTGCAACAGAACCCTGCGGATCGCTTCCCTGGACGCTGCCGCGGACCTAGTGGTAGATCGCCAGATCGACGCATCCCCGCGTCCCGACGCGATCCACATGGCGGAGACACAAGGGGCGATCCGGCTGGTGAACGTGCCGTGCTGGATCTTCCCGGCGGAAGCGGGCCACGGGATCGGGCGGCTGGCGGTGAGCGGATCGATGGACGCAACGGCCGAGTAAGGCGGAGGACACGATGGCGATCCGGAGCTTCGGAGCGGTCAATGGGGCGGGCACGGCGGTTCGCGAAGGTCAGCCGCGACCGCCGATCCAGGCAGCAGCCCTGGGCGTCGGGTGCTTCATCGGCCCGTTCGAACGCGGCCTTGCCAACGGCGTGACGTACGCCCCGAACGAGAAGGCCTTCGCGCGCCGCCTGGGCGGGCGCATCGGCGCCGACGCCACGACCGGCGCTTCGGTCGTTCCCGACTGCGCGCAGGACTACTGGCTGCACGGTGGCGGCGCGGGCGAGCTCGTCTGCGTGCGCGTCACCGACGGCCACGAAGTCGCTTCCGATCTCAAGCTCTACAGCCGCCACTGGGGCACCGGCTTCGGCGCGGCCCAGTCCGATCTCGACGGCCAGGCGCAGATCAAGCTGCCCCTCCTGCAGATCAAGGCCAAGAACGGCGGGCGCTGGGGCGGCCGGGCGCGCAAGCTGCGGGCCGCGGTGTCGGCCACCGGCAAGATCACCGCGACCACGATCGACACCGAAACCGTCATGCTCGCCAACGAGTGGAAGGGCGCGACCCTGGAACTCGACGCCGTTTCCGGCAAGACCTACAAGGTCCTGTCCAACAACGCGGCCGGCGTGCTCACCGTCGAGACCGGCGCCACCATGGCGACCGACATGGGCGCCAACGTGGATCTCGGCTACAGCCTGTCGCTCGGGGCCAAGGTCGAGACCAACGGCGTCCGCAAGGCGCTGGCGGTCAAGGTGATCAACGCGACGATCGATCCGGGCAACGAGTTCGGCCTGGAGATCTACGTCGACGGCGATCGCAAGCTGGTCTACTCCGATCTCGCCATGGACTCGGCCAGCCCCCGCTACTTCAAGTCCGTGATCAACGACGATCCGCTGAACTTCGAAGTCGAGGCGGTGGATCTCTGGAACGGCAGCACGCCCAACGTCCCCGACATCCGCCCGGCCAACTGGTACGGCATGCCGTCGGCGATCGATTCCGAATCGATCACCTTCCTGCCCTTCCAGGTGACGTCGGTCGAGGACGCCAAGGTGTCCGTCGTCGGCGTCGAGTTCGGCACCGCGTACGAAGGCCTGCCGGTCAAGCTGACCTTCACGTGGGCCCTGGGAACCACGAAGTACGTCGTGACCGCCACGGGGCTGTACGGCAAGAGCGTGGTCACCAGCCTGCCCGACTTCACCGTCGGGGCCGGTGAGCAGATCGCCAAGCAGTACAACCCCGGCGCCACCCACGCGAAGTGGCTCAAGTGGCTGCCGAAGATCACGATCGATCACACGGGCGGTGCGCCGGCCGACACCAAGAAGTTCGTCGTCGAGATCGCGCCCTTGCCCTCGGCCGTGCTGCCGGGCGCCTACGTGCTCCCCGACGCGAAGTCCAAGCCGCTGACCGCGATCCGCGTGCGGTCCGCCACCTACCGCAAGGTCACCCTGGACGGCGATCCGACGGTTGCCGGCCTGGCTCCCGTGCAGGCCGTGGTCACCGGCACCGTCGCCGAAGGCGCCGGCTTCGCCGTCGTGGCCGGCAACAACGACAAGCTGCTGCTGTCGGCCGACGGGCGCAAGGACGTCGAGGTCACGCTGACCGCCGGAGCCGCGGTCACGACCGCCGCGATCGTCGGCGAGATCAACGCCGCCTTCGACGCGATCTTCGGCGCCGGCGTGGTCAACCCGGCCAGCGTCTACACCGACGACGCCGGGGACAAGTTCCTGCGCCTGTCGTCGGCCTGGTACGAAGGCGGCGGCAAGCGATCGTCGATCGCGATCAAGACGCAGCTGACCCACGCCTACACGATCCTCGGCCTGTCGGTTGCGGTCACCCAGGGCACCAACGGCACCGAAGCCGGCCTGCAGTTCGCCGACGAGTGCGGCGGCGGCTACGACGGCGCGGCACCCGCGGACGCGGACTACCTGGCAGCGCTGGCGATCGGATCGAGCCCGCTCAACAAGGTGCCGCACAGCAAGGGCGTGCTGCTGACCGCCTGCCCGGACGTGACCAGCACCGCCGTGCAGCAGGCCGGCCTGGCCTACGCCGCGGCGAAGGCGCACCTGTTCGAGGTGATCGAGCCGGCGAACAAGCTGAACGATCAGGACGCGATCGACTTCATCGACACGACGATCGGCCGGGGCGAGGACGCGAGCACGCTGTTTCCCAGCTACGGCAACGTGCGCGATCCCGACAAGTCCGGCGTGCTCAAGTCGGTGCCGCTCGTGGGATCTCGCTTCGGCCTGGACGCCAAGTACGCCGCCGCCAACGGCCACTACTGCGCGCCGGCCGCGGGCGTGGACGCCGTGCTGCAGCGGGTGATCTCGCTGCCGACCGGCGAGGATCCGGTCAACGGCGAGGCGCTGAACCCGAAGGGGCTGAACGTCGTGAAGTTCCGCGGCACGACGGCGGTGGTCTGGGGCGGCCGGACGCTGGCCGGCGCGACCGGCGAGAAGTTCCGCAGCAAGCGCCTGCAGCTGTCGCACTACATCCACACGTTGCTGGATCAGTTCGACTACGTGGTGTTCGCCCTGAACGATCCCGACACGCGCGACAGCCTGAAGACCGATCTGCGCACGTTCTTCGTCAAGGAGTGGCAGAAGCGGGCGTTGCGCGGCAACGCCTTCGACGACGCCTGCCTGATCAAGATCGACGACGAGAACAACACCGCCGCCGACGAGGACGCCGGCAACCTGAACGCCGAGATCGCGGTGCGCATCACCGGGTTCGCCGAGCGGGTGATCTTCACGATCGGCAAGATGGGCGTGTCCGAAAACGTCAGCGCCTAGGGCGTCAGCAGCGAACGAGACCGCCCCCACCGGGGCGGGTGAGAGGCCAGCATGGCGATCAAGGGATCCATCAAGGAAGACCACATCCCGCTCAACAAGTTCAAGCTGAAGGTCACGGGCTTGCCCGATCTGACCTTCACCAAGATCGGCGGGCTGGAAGAGGAACTCGAGACGGTCACGCTGCCCGATCGCACCACGGCGACCGGCGGCAACACCAAGGCGATCGAGTTCGACGCCGAGCTGCCGCTGCACCACACCGTCGAGGTCGCCGCGATCGAGGCCTGGTGGAAGGAATGCCGCGATCCCGTGTCGCCGACGTACAAGAAGGCCGGCACGCTGATCCAGGAATCAGGCACCGGCGCGATCCGGCGTACGTGGGCCCTGACCGGCCTGTACCCGAAGAAGCGCGCCACGCCCGATCTCGACATCGAGAACGAAGGCGAAATGGCCGTGCTGGCGCTGTCGTTCGTCGCCGACACGATGGATCCGGTGTAGCCCCCCCGGGATCGTCGTGGGCCACTTTCCGCGCGCTGTCGGGTAGGGCGGTGCGCACGGACTGACCATGCAGAAGACCACCTTCGGTGAACGCGGCGATCTGCTGTCGTTCGGGATCCCCGCCGGGGAGACGCACGGACGCACGTTCGCCTTCAAGCCCTGGCGCACAGCCGACGAAAAGGCCGTGTGCGCTATCCGCGATCGGAACCGCGGGATCACCCCGGCCGCCTTCGCGTCCGAGGCGATGGCCCACTTCCTGACGGAATGGGGCAGCGCCGACTTCACCAAGCTGTCGATCGGCGAACGCCGCCTGTACCTCGCCCGGGCCTACGCCGGCGACGTATTCCAGACCTGGATCCAGCTGCGCCGGGCCGCCATGGGCGACGACTTCGACATGCAGCTGGAATGCCGATCCTGCCGCACGGAGTTCGTCTACACGGCCGATCTCGCGTCCCTCGAGCTGAACGTGGCCGACGACGGCGAGGATCTGCGGCAGCAGGTCGCCTTGCTGGACGGCTTCGACTGGCGCGGCGAAGACGTGCGGACCGTGACGATCGCCCCCCTGCGGTGGTCGCTCTACGAAACGCAGACCGCTTCGATCAACACCGGCATGCTCAAGGTCCGGGCCGCGGCTCAGGCGATCTGCGGGATCAACGGCAAGCCGCTGGCCGCCCCCCTGCCGGAGTCGGCCCTGGATCTCACCAAGCGGGATCTCGAGGCGATCGCGTCGGCCTTGGACGCGGAGACGCTGGGCCCGCAGCTGGCGATCGAAGAGTTCTGCCCGCACTGCGGATCGCGCGTCCGGCAGTCTTTGTCCTGGACGTACGACGCTTTTTTCTCCGGGAAGGCTTCTGGCCGTGGAGGAGCCTGAAGCAGATCCGTGCTGAGATCTTCGGGTTATGCTACGACTCCGACGGGGCCTTCACGTGGGATCTCGCTGACGCGTCCCCGGAAGACCGATCCGAATGGCGCCGGATGCTGAACGATCGCAAGGATCGGGAGGTGAAGGCAGCCAAACGGGCGTACCGCAAGCGGTAGCTGGGGCGTACGGATGGCACTGGAGAACATCGGCCTTGGGGCGCTCCTGCAGTTCGAGGCCGGCGACGCCACCCGCAAGGTCGGCCGTTTCCAGGCCGCGATCGACGGATCCCGCAAGTCGCTCGAGCGCGTGGGGCGCGGGCTGTCCATGATCAAGCAGGGCGGCAGCCAGGCCTTCAGCGCGGCCATGCCGGCGATGCTGGGATCCACCGCGGCGATCGGCTTGGGCGTGGCCGCCGCTGTCCGCTTCGACGACGCGATCAGCAAGATCGGCACTGCGCTGGGCAAGACCGAGTTCGGCAAGGTCCGCGGCGAGCTGGAGGGCTTGGCCAAGACGCTGGCGATGGACTTCGGCGAGAGCACCGCCGACGCCGCCGCGGCCCTCGAGCTACTGGTCAAGTCCGGCGTGGCGATCGGCGATCTGAAGTACGCCGCGGCGCCGATCATGGCCGCGGCGAAGGCCGACGGCATGGCGACCGACGCTGCCGCGCAGATCGTGATCTCGACGATCAACCAATTCCGCATGTCCATGGATCAGGCCGGCCGGACCGCCAACGCGCTGTCGAAGGCCGCCGATCTGTCCAGCGCTTCGATCGCGTCGATCGGCGAAGGCATGACCTATGCGGGCGCGTCGGCGCACCGCATGAACTTCGACGTCGAACAGACCACCGCGGCCCTGGCCTTGCTGGACCTGGCCGGGCAGAAGGGATCCGTCGGCGGCACGGGCCTCGCCGCGTTGCTCGATTCGATGGCCTCTCCCCGCCACGCCAAGAAGTTCGCTGAGCTGGGGATCGCGATCACCGACACGTCCGGCAAGCTGCGCCCGTTCATGTCGATCATCACCGACACCCAGGCGGCGCTGCAGCAGATCCCCGACGAAGGCGAGCGGATGTCGGCCGCCTACCAGCTGTTCGGCGAACAGGGCAGCCGTGCGCTTGCCGGACTTGCGGGAGCCGGAAGTAAGGCCTTCGACGACATGGTGTCCAAGGTGCGCAACGGCACCACCACCGTGCAGGACAAGGCCGACATCATGGCGTCCAGCCTGGGCGGCGTCGCCAAGCGGATCAAGAGCACCTTCGAGGTGATCGCGATCGACATGGCGCAGTCGTTCGGGGCCGGCGGGAAGTCCGGCTTGCAAGGCGTGCTGAAGCTGGCGCAGGACGTTCAGAAGGCCTTCGCCACGATCACCGCCGGCGGTGACATGTCGGCGCTGATGAAGATCGATCCGACGGCGGTCGCGATCGCGCAGGGGATGAAGGCCGCGATCGACGGCGTGAAGCAGGCCTTCCGGGACATCAAGCCGCACGTGATGGCCTTCCTGAAGACGCTGACGCCCGACAAGGTGGCCGCCTGGACCAAGGCGGCCTTGATCTTCGCGGCCCTGTCGCCGCCGTTGCTGGTACTGCTGCCGCTGTTGTCGAGCGGGATCACGCTGATCGGCGGGCTGGGCAAGGTGCTGTTCGGCGCCGGGACGGCCGGCAGCGGGTTGGTCGGGTTCTTCCTGAACATGAAGAAGCTGATCGGCCCCGCCACCGCCGCAATGTGGAAGTACGCCGCTGCCACCTTGGCGGCGAGCAGGGGCTACGGCGTGCCGGGCGTCCCGGCGCCGAACAGCACCTTGCCCAGCCCGCCGATCAGCGTGATCCCGCTCGACAACAGCGGCAGCAGTACCAGCAACGGCGGCGACAGGGCCGCGAAGATCAAGGCC